TCTGCACGTGCTAGGGCTATTGGAGCAGAGTTAGAACGTAGAGAAGGTGAAAGACTCGCTGAAGAAGCTAAATTACAAGAGAAATTAGATGAGGCTACTAAAAGAAGACAAGAAAATTTACGTAAGGGTTATAAGGACCAATATGTAAGTATTGGAGGGGGATCTTCAACAGGTGGTGCAGCAGCAGGTCAAACATATAAATCTACAGCTGCTCAGCAATATAAAAATGATCTAAGAGCTCAATCAGAGGCACAAGATAATTTAAACTCCTTTAGAGATAAAGCACTTAAAGAGGACGAATTTTATATAAAGAAAAAAAATGAACTTGACGAAAAGGCAAGTAAATACAATAAAGATAAAGAAAGTAACGGTGATGCACCTGCTGTTGGTACAAAAAAGGGTACACAAAGGTGGTATGAAGAAGAAGTACAGAGACTGAAAGAAGCTAATCAAGATTTAGTACCACAGTCAAAGGAATGGCTAAAAAATATGGCTCTTATTCAAAGGTACAATGATATTATAAATTATAAAAATAACAAGGATAATAGACAAATTGCAGATATTCTTCCGGTAGGATCTATTGCAGAATTACAGCGTAGAGCGAAATTAATTGAGGATGCTGGAAAGGTTGCGGTTAATGGAATGGTTAAACTTCGTACAGTAGATAAATATGGATCAGAAAGAGACAAAAAAGGTAAGCCTTATTACACTGGTGAAGTTATTTCTGTAGAAGAAGCTAAGAAGCGTGTAGAGGACATAAACCGGAAAGTACGACAGCTACAAGCAGAATCACAGGCCAAAACCTTTAGCGAAGAAATGGACGAAACTAAACGCCAAATTGGGGTTCGGGATAAGCTTCTTCAACAAGGGTATTCCAAAGACTCTGTGGATAAAATGTTTCCTAAAATAAAAGATAAATCATTTCTACAATATTTAGAGGAAACAGATATTGCTGTTAAAAAACTAATATCATCAGGTAAAGGCGATAAAGAAACTTCCGAAAACTTAGCTCTCATATCTAAAACGATATCAGAATACAAAGGTCTAGAAACATATATTGAAGGAGTTAGTTACCAGATTGATGTATTAAAAACAAAATTCTCTGGCAATGAATTGATTTCACAGCTTGATAGATTAAAAATATTAGATCCAGGTGATTCCACGGAAGAAGAGCGAGCAGCGAAAGAAAGGGCTATTGTAAAGGCGCAAGAAGATGAAAGGAGAAGAATTGAAACCAATTACAACCAGCTATTAAATGATCATAAAACTTTCGAAGAGAAAAAAGCCAAAATAACGAAGGATTTAAATGATGCTTTAGAGCTTGCTAAGAATGATTCTGAAAGGGAAAGAATTAAAAAAGCCTATGGTGAACAACTGTCTGCCTTAACAGTAGAAGCATTTAGAGCTTCTAAGGATTGGGAAATTGCCTTTGGAGAACTAGAGTTTGTATCAAAGTCATCATTAGAAAGAATCCTTAAAAAGCTTATAGAGTTTAGAGAGGCTAATAAAGTTAATCTATCAGTACAGGATTATAGAATAGTTTCCGAAAAAATTAATGAGGTTCAAAACAGACTAAACGATTCAAATCCATTAAAGGCAATAATGGCTTCATGGAAAGATTATCGTAATGCTTCTGAAGATGTAAAGAAAGCTCAAGCAGAATTAACGGCGGCAAATGAAGAGCTTGCATTAAGCGAAATATTTTTAAAGAATGTAAGTTCAATGAGTGCTGATGAAGCTAAGGAAGCTTACAAGAAATATGAAGAAGCTAAAAAAAGAGTAAAAAAGGCCTCAGAAGATCTTTCCGCAGCAGAAGTAAAACAAGCTGGTGTTTTAGGTCAGCTTTACAAGTCTTTAGCTTCTGTGACAAAATATTTTGAAAGTATAAGATCTGTCATATCCTCAGTTAGAGGAGCTTTTGAAGATTTAGGATTGAGTACGGATAATGTATTTGGGGATATCCTTGACAATATCGAACAAACTATGTCTGGTCTTAACCAAATGCAAGAAGGAGTAGGTAATGCGATAAAAGGTTTAGCTTCTGGTAATTATGTACAAGCAGTAGCGGGAGGTATTCAAGCCATAGGGGGAGTGATTAAGGCTGTTTCCGGATGGTTCAATAACGACAAAAAGAAAGAACGTGCTATAAAGCGAGAAGCAGAAGCTTTAAAGGAACTTAAGTCTGCCTACGAAGATTTAGCTTATGCAGCCAACAAAGCTTTAGGGACTGATAAGTATGATGCTGAAAAAAGAAGTTTACAAAACATCAGAGACCAGCAGGCAAGACTCCGTGAAATGTACCGTATTGAAGGAGACAAAAAGAAGAGTGATTCCGGAAAGATGGACGAGTATAAAGAGCAGATTAAATCTCTTGATCGTCAATATCAGGATCTGGTAGATAATATCGCAAAAGATTTTCTTCAAACTGATGCCAAAGATATGGCTAGCCAGTTGACAGATGGATTAGTAGAGGCTTTAACAAAAGGCGAAGATGCTCTTGATTCCATAGACAAAAAGGCTAATGATGTTTTCGCAAATATGGCAAAAGCATGGGTTCGTTCCCGCCTTGAAAAAAGCATGGGAAGCATTTTCGATGATATGCTTCAAAAATCTGGAATAAATAAAGATGGAACCGGAACATTTACTCCTCTGACAGCTCAGCAAATGAATGAGTTCAAAGAGCGAATGAAAAATGCTACCAAAAGCCAGCAGGAATTCTTAGAACAATATAAAGAATTCTTCCAAGATGCTAATTCATCACCGAAAGGACTTGAAGGAGCTATAAAAGGTGTGAGTGAAGAAACAGCGTCTTTAATAGCAGGACAAATGAACGCTATTCGTATAAATCAAGGAAAGATGCTTGAAATGCAAGATAAAAGCAGTGCGGTTATGCGAGAATCGCTTATACAATTGTCGAAAATTGAATTCAATACGAGTCGCCTACATAACATAGACAAGAATATGGCTGAATTGAACAGCAAAATAACTAATAACAACGGATTAAGAGGAATAGGATTATGAGAGACGTAATAAAATTAGCAACAGAAAAGGGTATTTGTAAGCCATGGAGAGAAGATATGGCAAAAGCAACCATGAAAGAATATTGCGAAATGTTTTTCAAAGGTTCTGACTGGGCAATGGAGAAAGATTTTCCTTCACTTGGTCTTTTGAGGAAGTATAAAACAACCTCTCTCTATGGACTTTATACAGATGCTAAAGTAAAGAAAAAAAACGCTAAGCAGCTTGCCTTTTTCGGAGAATCTGAGTCTGAATTAGAATATAACGAATACAACATTGGAGAAATATATATTCGACATAAATCAAAGGTGAAAATTATAGCAAAAGACAATTCAATTGTTCATATAACCATAGCAGATGGAGCTTTGGTTGAAATTGAAGCAGAAGAAAATGCAAAAGTAACCGTATACCAATACGGAGGAACTGTGAAAGGGAACGCAACAATACATCAAAGATCATGGGAAAAATAAACTGGTCCATAAATGGTAAAAACTTTGAGAGTTTTGGAATTAAAGTTTCTTCTTCAAGGGGATTAGGTGATGATCTAAAGCAAAAAGAACGTCAAAGTTATAATTGGCCAGGTAGAAATGGAAGACAATATAATTTGAATTCGAAACCCAAGTATGAAGAACGTATAATAGAATTAGATTGTTTTATAGTAGGGAATGATTGGGATTTAATGGTAAACCAATTTAATTTGTTTACATCTGAATTCTCAAAAATAGGAACACAACGTTTTATTGTAGAGGTGTTCTCTTTCAGGCAAAGAGTATATGATATTATTCTTTCGGATAAAACTGTATTGAATGAGGTTAAACAAGAAGGTCAAAACTTTGGAACATTTACACTAAAATTTGTAGAGCCGGAACCTATTAAAAAGATACTATACACAGAATCTACGAATCTGCAACTTTCATTCAATACACCAAGCTCTGTAATAATAAATATTGACGGAAAGGCACAACAAGCAAAAGGAGATGTTAGTATTAATACTAACCTACCTAAAAGGGTTATTTCTGGTGGTATAAAGAATTTACTATTAGAATCAAATGTTCAGTTTTCAGTTCCTCCTGGCAATTATCGAATCGGCGGTTATTTCACGAGTAAAGAGTTAGAGATTGGTAAGACATATACTCTCATGTATAAATCAGGCAATGGGAGCTATGGAGAAGTTGGAGCATGGGTAAACGCTCGTCAAATGATTGGCGTTAATGAAATTGATAGCGGTATAAAAACATTAACATTCGTTGCAGAAGATATAGCTGCACCAAGAAATGTAATTGATTTTTTCAGTCTTCCTGACACTAACAAATGGGGCTCTATTCACTGGGCTGTACTTGTAGAAGGTAGTGCAATGCCATTTAAATCGTGGGTTCCCGCTCCGGAGGATCAACACTACATATCAATTGCCGGAAACATAGACGAAATAACCAACCTTAACACAAATGCACAGATATTATGGGAGAAATTGTAATAAAAAAGAAAAATACTACAATTGATCTGTTCAATTATAAGCCTTTTCGCTCTGTAACAAAGGCTGAGCTTTCCCGTACATTGATGTCAGATGATTACGTTGATATTTCAGTAGAATGTGCGAACCCTTTAGATTTAAGCCTTGGTGATCGGGTTATGGTAGAAGGAAGAACGTTTTTCCTTAACATGTTGCCACCAGCTAAAAAATTAGCCGAAGATCAGTTTTCATACGAGCTACGTTTTGAGGGGCCGGCATTCCTGTTGAGAAAGTTGAAAGTATTCAATTTGGATTCTCAAGGAAACAAGACAACTAATGAGTTTCCATTAACAGGAGAAATCAATGAGTTTCTATATCTGCTTATCAATAATGCTAACAAGAAAGATAATCAGTGGATTCTTGGAAACTTTCCTTCCAATACGGAAACCAAAACACTTACTTTCAATAATGAAAATTGCCTTGCGGTTCTTCAGAGAATTTGCCAAGAATTCAATGTTGAATTTGATATTGTAGAAGCCGGAGGAAAATTCACACTAAATATTAGAGAGAAAATCGGAAAAACCTTACCGTTTACTGTTGAGTACGGTATGGGGAATGGGTTATATGATCTATCCCGTGCAAGGGCTAATGATTCAGAAGTTGTTACTGTTCTGTATGCCTACGGAAGTTCTCAGAATATTCCTGTAGATTACCGCGGATATTCTCCACGACTGCGTATGCC